CCACTATGTCCGTTCTCTAAGCTTCCTTTGTCGTTCGTAAATTTTAAACAAGGATATAAGCCCACCCATCCAAGTGCTGTTTATGATCTAAAGCGACACAACAAACAAGAGAAGCTTCGAAGTGTCGAGGTGCTGACTAAGGAAGAAACTATTACACAACTCCGCATATTAGTAGATGAGCTTGAACAGAAGGATATTTCAATTAATAATCTAAAGCAGTCTGCTGTTAAAAGATATCCCAATTTAGCAATTTCAATTGAACATCACACACGAGAGTATACAACACTTACTAAAAAATGGTCAGAAAGAGCTTATTTGCTTCTACACGAAGGCAACTCAAAAGATTTAAAAAAATGCAGATTTTCCTCGTTTGATGAAGGATATTATGACACATTCACAAATACTAACAGTTCCACAGGAGAAGAAAATCTTGCAAGTTGGATCAAAGATTTAAGCGTTGGCCCCATTGAAAGACATGAAAGAATTTTAAATGGGCTGGAGACTGATATTCACATAGAACAACACAAGATAGCAATAGAATATCACGGCGAATATTATCATAATTTTGAATTTAGAGGCAAGGATTATCACAAGCAAAAGGCTGACATTGCTCTAAATAAAGGTATAAATTTAATTCAAGTGTTTGAATCTGAATGGTACCATAAACAAGAAATTGTAAAATCAATTATCAAGTCCAAGCTCGGAATAATTTCTAACAGAATTAACGCAAGATCGTGTACCATCAAGCAAGTTGACTCCAAGGCAAAGAATGAATTCTTAACAAGAAATCATATTCAAGGCGCAGATCGTTCTGCCGTTGCACTGGGTTTGTATTATATTGACGAGTTAGTTTCCTGTATGACGTTTGGAAGAGGATACAACCAAAAAGACAAACAAACCGAACTGGTCAGATTTTGCAATAAATTAGATACGACTGTAGTAGGAGGTGCAAGCAAATTACTAAAAGCGTTTATAAGGCAGTTCACCCCAGTAAAAATATTCACATACGCAGACAGAAGATTTGCAAATAGTAGCAAATTTTACGAAACAATAGGCTTTGTAAAATGTGGTCAAACTGTACCAAATTATTTTTATTTTAAATCTAGTATGCCACAATACATGAATTTAATTCACCGTTATAACTTTGCAAAACACTTATTGCCTCGCAAATTAAAGCATTATGATTCAAGTCAAACTGAATACCAAAATATGAAACACAACGGATATTTAAAAATATACGATGCTGGAAGCTTTAGGTATGAAATGGTTTGCAAACCTTGCTAGTGTTTAATTAGCAAGGTTCACTTTAAAATCACTTAAATCAATTCTTGGAAATTCTGACTTGTGCGAGTTGCAATAAAATTGACAAGAATAAATTCTGCACTACGTACGGCCTTGAGATATATATCAACAATTAACTCATTGTTATCAATTGTGTCGCCACTATTGTTACGTGAATCACAAACAATTTCAAAGTCATAAAGACCGTCGGTATTTTTTGCAAACTCAAAAATTGGAGTAATTACGCTCTTCAAGCGCGTCCTAGTAAACTCAGTGTTTGGTTCAAACACAAAATATTTTAATGTTCTTTGTGTTGCTCTTTCAAGTGTCAAGAACAATCTGCGCACATTGATACGATCAAATGCTGTCGGTTTGTTTTGTAGGGTTTTTTGGCCAAATACTGCAAACCCATCTCCGCTGAAAAATACAACAGGATTAGTAGCAATTTCATAAAGTCTGTCACGTTGTTTTAGATTTGGATTAAAAGCAATGTCAAGAGCATTACCGAATAATCCTCTGTTCAGACCTGCAGGAGCAACCCACGTTTGGGTTGCTGCATCACTTCGACCATAAACGGCTGCAGCATATCCTGAAAACGGAAGCCATACGTTCCTACCAGTAAATAAGTCGGCGTTTTTGACCCAGTTGGCATAAATTGCAGCATAATTTGTTTCAATTTTGTCGACACATGTTCTTAAGGGTTTATAAAGATTTAATGTAAATGAATTACCTTCTTTATTGAGTACTTTTGTGTCTTTACCAGCAATAAAAATTGATCGATGTGGATCAATAATCGTCATACAATCCTTACGAGTGTTTTCTGAAAAATTTATTAATAAATTTACTACACTTCTCCAATCATCTTCAAGAGAGCCGTCTCCATCTGCATTAATGCTCGAAATGGCATCAATAGTAGTAAAGTCGTTGTACGATCCTGTTGCACTGAGATAACTTTGCTTTGTAGTTGAATATATGGTCGAAAGACCAGCATCAATCAAAATGTCTACTGTCGTATTTTCTGTATTCTCAATAGAACGAAGAATTTTGTCCAATTTTTGTGGAACTAGTCCAATAACTTTAGTGGTTTCGACTGATCTAGTGTTTGGAGCGTATACTCCTACAGGATAAAGTGCCTTTGCAGAATCTAATACGGTTACGCGAGAGGTAGGAATGTTTGTACCATGAGACCAATCAAATTGTGTCGAAATTGCAGGATTAACAAACATCTTAATCGTAGAGGATTTATTGTTAATAGTGTCTTCAATAAAGGCGTTTGCAAGGATACCACCATTCGGACTAACTCTCTTTCGATCTTGATCAAATGATCCAAGATATTTTTCAGTCGTTGCTAACGTCAAATAGGTAGCGTCAGTGGTGGATTTACGAATTTTGAAAACCCCAAATGAAAGATGGTCTTGATATTCTGAGTTTTCAAACCCGATAAAGCCAACCTTTTCAAGAGACTCGGACACTGATGTTACTCCTCTGTCTGCTTCCATTTTAGTAGCAGAAAGGGCAAAATCTAAGCGTTCAGTTGTTATATCGTTAAAGTTGTGATTCGTTAAAGACGCAAGAGTTTTTGCGGATTGTATAGAATCAAAATTCGGAGAATCGAGAGACACAGATGAATTATCTGCAAACCCAATATAATATCCCTCACCATTTTCATTGATTACTGTTTGTAAATCATTGAGAACAATGAAACCAGCTGCTGTAGAAAGCTCCTCGTTCTCTGTACTGTATAGAGGAGTTGCAGACACCCTTAAAACTACGCTAGATGTCAAACTAAAGGTAAATGATGTTTCAAATACATTTGGATGATCAATTATTATATCCTGGTTGTCGTGATCATTGGTCAAGGCAAATACTAACCCAGTTGCGGAGGTAGCATTTGTGTATGTTACGGTACTTAGTGTTACTACAGTTGATGTGATTAAGTTGGTAAGTGTGCCTGAGTCTGGAACAGTTAAGAGTGCGTTTGCTGTCAAGCTAAAGGTAAACGATGTTTCGTAGAGGTTGGGGTGATCTATCTCTATGCCTTGGTTGTCGTGATCATTGATCAAAGCAAGTGCTAACCCAATCGCAGAGGTAGCATTTGTATAAGTTATTGTGCTGAGCGTTACTACGTTTGCTGTATATGAAAACGAAGCGATGTTAGGGTCACTCCATTCAAAATTTCCTTGTAATATGTTTGTATACTCTGCTTGAGAAAGGCTTACATGTTTAGGAGAGCCAATTTGCCAAGTAGCTGCATCCGAAGGTCCTGCTGATACCATCGGATAAAATAATCCACTATAAGAACTGGCATACGAAGCACCTGCTCCTGGGCCGTACGGAAGACGAATAGTATTAAGAATAGCAGGCGAATTTAAAATCTCTCTGCAGGAGTAATAGAAGTAACGCTCTGCTGGAGTTGTAGGAATGCCGTAAACTGATTCAAGTTCGCTTACGGATGTAATTTGAATCGGTTCCCCTGTTGGGCCTTGCGGAGAAAATCCTGGGACCACTACATTTGTTCCTATAGGAGTTTCAATTCTGAGAGAAAGGTCTTTTTCGGTAATTTGGACACCTGGTGAGTTGATAATTCTTGCCATATAATTTACTTAATCAAATTTGGAAGATTTTTTTTTCTTCGTATCATATTAAATTGGTTGAATTGGAAATCTGCAGTAGTTTCTAATATTTCTCCGTCTCTATAAGAATAATTGATCCCTCTTAAATTTGTAATAAAAGCATTATGATAAACAAATTCTACAATCGTTTCGTTATATTCATTTAAAGCAAGTATCGAAAATGTTGTCTGGTACTCATTAACCATTCCGCTTTCCACACTGGCTGCAGCCGTCATTAATGTTCCAGGTGTTCCGTCATATATACTCAGTCTTGGGTCATTCAACACAGCAAGCCATCTCCATAACACATAATAGTTTTTGTAGTCGTTATCCACAACAAAACTCACGGAAATGGGAGGATGGTTTGGACGGTGATGTGAAGAGAAATTTAAAGTCTGTCCAACCCAATCAACCTCAATGGCCGGGACCGTAATATCTGGCACAATCGTACCATGAACACTAATTTGCAATGATTCAATATCTAAGTCAGGATCAGTCTTGCTC